ATCTTTGCCGGACGCACCGGCACCACTTCGAATGACGTGAGCGGGATCTACGCCGGGCGGTATGGAGCCAAGGTGCGGGCAATCAACTCGCTCGACATCGGCTCTGTGTTTGCCACTTCGGCTGAAACAGTTCTGGCCGGCAAGACCACGCCACCGCCAGTAGTGTCAGCTTTCACCGCCCAATCCATCGTGTTCGGCATCAAGCTCAAGTGGGAGATTCCGGCCGGGCTCAGCACGGCGGACTTGCAGCGCACCGAGATCTGGTACAGCCAAACCAACCAGATCGGCACAGCTATCAAGTTCGGCGATTATGCGAACCCGCAAACTGACCTCACCATCATGGGACTGGCTTCTGGGGTGCGGTTCTTCTTCTGGGCTCGCCTGGTGGACCGAATCGGAAATGAGGGTGCATTCTTCGGCCCAGTCACCGGTCAGTCGTCATCGGATGCTGGGCCGATTCTGGACTACCTCAACGACCAGATCACCGAGACCCAGCTCAGCCAGCACCTTCTGGAGAAAATTGATTCTGGCGGCGGGGCCCAGGTCGAGATCGACGAACTGAAGTTAGAACTGGCGGCGATGTACAGCATCAAGACCCAGCTCACCGTTGATGGCAAGCCGTACCTGGCGGGGATCGGAGTCGGCGTGGAGAACAATGAGGGGATCATCACCAGCCAGGTACTGATCGCCGCCAGTCGATTTGCCATCGTCGACCCGAACACCACCAATGTGTTCTACCCGTTCGTGGTGCAGGGGAATGCAGCCTACATCGACACGGCTTTCATCCGGGATGGGAGTATCACCATGCTCAAAATCGGGAGCCACCTGCAGTCAGACGACTTTGTCGAGGGGGTGGCTGGCTGGCGCTTAGCCAAGACTGGCGGATTCGAAATGAATGGCTCCGGCACTGGAGGCCGTCGCGTCATGACGAACCGGTCAGACAAGTACTACGACGAGCACGGAACGCTTCGGATAAGGATCGAGGTTTGAATGCCAATTTTTGAGCTTTACAACGCTGATGGCTCTTTGCAGATGGACCTATCGTCAAAACTTTCTAAATATCTGGGAGCGATAAATGTGAATCTATCTGCTTCCGGATCTCATGCAGATGCAGACTTGTCAAAAGGAACCCCTTGGTACTACGTATGCATACCCAGTAGCGTTAATGTTCGAGGTTTCAGGAATCCTAGAATTAGCTTTAGCGATGGTGTTATGAGCTGGGCCAGTGAAACAAACTTTGTGACCATGGGGACAATAATATACGGGATATACTCCAATGGCTCAAATTGAGATAGTAGGAAATGATAGCTATGTATTGATTAATGATCATTTTCAAAACATGGTTCTCGCAAACAGAACTTCAATAACTTTTCGCAAGTTTGACAGCTCAACCTCAACCATCGGTGGTTACGCAGAGTTCAGCATGCCATTAAACAGCAGTGCGTGGCCGGTACTTGCTACCACCAGCCCATTCGCCATTGCGTACAATTCAGCGACGATATCAGCCGGGGTTGCCACATGGACATTTGTCTGTGGAGCTGAAGCGGTGGGGGCTACCGCAGAGTTAGTAGCGTTCTATCTTCCTTCAAAAGTAACCAATGCTAACGGCATAATTCAGCTTTTTAATGAGCAGGGTGAACTCGTATTTGATAGCAATCTAAGGTACGCAAAGGTACATGGTCAAGTAAGGTTTGCACTTGATTCAAATGCTTCGGTCCAGCTTTTTGCGGGCAGAAAGTATGCGGTGTGTTCGGTGCTTACACCGAGGGAATATACTGATTTACCTATCGATCCTGGTGGTCCTGGCGGTTTCAGGATGAACCAGATAACCGCTTACTCCGGTGTTTATCTCGATGGGTCAGTTGCAAGGTCAAGAAGATTTGAATATATAAATCGAACATATAGGACTGCTTCGCCTGATGGCGTTGCAAATATTAACAATGAAGGATCAATGCTTATCTTCGATATGACTGGTCTTATCTAAAGTCGAGAGTTTTCTCAAATGCCTATGACCTCACAGCAGCTACTGCAGATCCTCCCAAACGCCGGCCCTAGAGCCGGTATTTTTTTGCCTGCGCTAAACCGGGCAATGCTTCGGTTCAAAATAGATACACCGGTGCGCCAAGCTGCATTCATTGCCCAGATCGGGCACGAATCAGGCCAGTTGAAAAGCCTGGTAGAGAACCTGAATTACAGCGCCGATGGGCTGGCCAACAATTGGCCTGGGCGATACGCCGAGTTAGACGGGAAGGGTGGCTACCTGAAAGTTGATGTGAAGGGCCGGCTGCGCAATAAGCCCAACGCCCTAGCGCTGACCCTGGCCGGAAAGCCCGAGCAGATCGCCAACAACGTCTACGCCTCCCGCATGGGCAACGGCTCGCCGGCCACCGGTGATGGATGGAAGTATCGAGGGCGCGGCCTGATTCAGGTGACGGGGAAGTCGAACTACATTGCGGCCGGCACCGCTTTGCAGCTAGACCTGCTGAATCAGCCTGAGCTGCTGGAGCAGGCAGAGTGGGCGGCGATGTCTGCTGCTCATTACTGGGATGCCCGTGGCTTGAATGCCTTGGCGGATGCGGGAGCATTTCAGGATATCGGCAGCATCATCAACACGGGCCAGCCAGGCCGGGTGCCGAACGGTGCAGCCGACCGACAGGCGCTGTACGACAAGGCACTGAAGGTGCTGGCATGACGCCGGTGCAAAAGCTGGCCGCCCTGGTGGCGCTGGTCGTGGTGCTGATGGCAACCGCCGCCGGCGTGACCTGGCAGGTGCAGGACTGGCGGATGGGCAAGAAGCTCGCCGAGCAGGCCGGCCTGCACAAGGATGACCTGGCCGAGATCAGCAATGCCGCTGCCGCCCAGGCCCGCGCGGAGCAGGAAAAGCGCCTGGCGCTGGAGAATCAGCTCGCCACGCAGGACCAACAACACTCCAAGGAGTTATCCGATGAGAAACGCACGCAGGCTGTTATTCGCGATCGCCTTGCCACTTCTGATGTGCGGCTGTCAGTCCTTCTCGACGCAACGGATTCAGCCAGTGGCTGCAGCGTGTCTGCCACCCCCAGCGCCGTCGGCGTGGTTCATGCAGCCCGTCGAGCCCAACTTGACCCAGCGCATGCTCAAAGAATTATCGCCATCACCGACGACGGGGATAACGCCGTGATCGCGCTGCGGGCCTGTCAGGCGTATGCCAGGGCGATTGCACAATGACCTCGTTGAACTACCATCAGTCGTGGCGTTCGTATTGCGATCATTGAGTTAACATTCAGGGCACCATGGATAAGCGGCTTGCAGGCCTTTCATTTCTGCTTACCCTTGGTTGGGTCATCACCGTCGTGTTCGTCATGTGGTTTTTCAGCTGATGGGTACGGCTCAACAAGCTCGGGGCCCTGGTTCCTGACGTTCCCGACGGCCTTTCCAACAGGAAACCACTCGAACTCTTCGGTCGGCTGACACAGCTCTTTCGCAATTTCCTCGGCGCGGGATGGTGAAAGACCTGGTTCAAGCCATTCATTTGCATGCTGCGGCGTAAGCACTAACGGCCTGCGGTCATGTATATCGACCATGCCCTGATCGCTCGCAGCTGTGATGATGACGAAGCCGTCACCTTCGTGCGGTTCAAGGCCCGGATGTACCTGGGCCAAGGCGCCAAAGAACATCGGCTTTCTGCTTTTCAATCGGATGAAGTAGGGCTGCTTCTTTTTCGGGTCGTCCGGGTCTTTCACCCATTCATACCAACCTTCGCTCGGCACGATTGCCCGGCCATTTGGCCACAGTTGTTTGAAAAATTTGCCAGTAGTGACGGTCTCGACCCGAGCATTAATCGGATCTGGTCGTTTTCCTTTCGCCCAAAACGGGGCCCATCCCCAGTGCACGGCGTCAATGTGCAGCCCGTCCTCTTTGCTGTGCAGCAACTGCACGCGAGTCGTAGGCGCTACGTTATACCGATTGATCGGTTCTGCGTCGTAGCCACTGAACAATTCGATCTGAGGATTCAACTCCTCAATGTAGATCGCCATTCCCTCGTACTGCACAAATCGTCCGCACACAGAATACCTCCGCCTGTCGAAATCCCCTACAGAGAAATTGACCGCAAGTCGCTTACAAAGTTAACTGTACATTCGTACAGTATTTGCATAAGGCATTGTCATGAGCTTCAACATCCTGGGCCCGATAGCCAGCGGCGGCGCGAAACTCCCTCTTTGTTCGTTTCACGTGCCTGCTGGCTTTCCGTCCCCCGCGGCCGACCATATAGAGCAGCATATTTCTTTGGATGAAGTGCTCAACATCAGAGCGCCGCACGTTTACCTGGTGATGATCACGGGAGAAAGCATGCAGGGAGCCGGAATCTTCGAAGGCGACCTTGCGGTGGTTGACCGTTCAATCGAGCCTGCCCACGGGCACATTGTTGTGGCGCTGCTGAATAATGATCCGATGTGCAAACGCCTGTGCAAGCGCGGCAAAGAGGTGATTCTCCTTTCTGAAAACCCTAAATATCCGGCGCGCTATGTGCTGGAGGGCGACGAGCTATCGATCTGGGGTGTGATCACCAGCACCGTGCGCAGCCATGTCTAACCCACCGGTCTTTGCGCTGATCGACTGCAACAGCTTTTACGCCAGTTGCGAGCGAGTATTCCGGCCCGACTTGGCCAAGACTCCAATCGTCGTGCTGAGCAACAACGATGGCTGTGTGATTGCACGGAGCTATGACGCCAAGCCATTCATCAAGATGGGCGAGCCGTACTTTCAGATAAAGCACAAGCTCAAGGAGCACGGGATCATCCCCTTTTCCTCGAATTACGCGCTCTATGGCGATATGAGTGAGCGCGTGATGACGCTTATCGAATCGATGGTGCCCGCCGTCGAGATCTACAGCATTGACGAGGCCTTTGCCGATCTCACCGGGATTGATGGGCTGGACGCGCTGGGGCGGCAGATCCGGGCCCAAGTGCTTCGATGCACCGGCATCCCTGTAGGCGTTGGCATTGCCAGTACAAAGACACTCGCCAAGCTCGCGAATCACACTGCGAAGCGCCTGCAAGCGCAGACCGGCGGGGTGGTAAACATCACTGATACGGTCAAGCGTGACTGGGTACTTCGCAACACCGACGTTTCTGAGGTGTGGGGCGTAGGTCGGAAGATGAAACTCCACCTCGACGCACTGGGCATCAAGTCCGCTATGGACTTGGCCAAAGCCGACCCTTGGACGCTCCGCAAAAAATTTAGCGTGGTGATCGAGAAGACTGCCCGCGAGCTCGCCGGCACCTCATGCCTGGAACTGGATGAGCCTGACCCACCCAAGCAAGAAATCTGCTGTAGCCGGATGTTCGGAAAGCGTCTCACCGAACTTCCGCCGATCAAGGAGGCGGTGGCCACCTACATGATGCGAGCTTCTGAAAAGATGCGGGCGCAAAACTCGCTCTGCAAGAAGGTGCGTGTCTGCATCCGCACGGGTATGTTCAACCCCGAAGAAGCCAAGTATGCCAATGGGGTAGTGGTGGATATGCCGTATCCAACTGACGACGTGCGCCTGCTGACAAAGGCTGCCGTCGATGCGCTCGACCGAATTTTTCGGCCTGGCTTCAACTACAGCAAGGCTGAGGTGATGTTGCTGAACCTTTGTCAGCCAGGTGAGTACACCGACGACCTATTCGCGATATCGCAGCCGGCAGAGGCAACAAGGGTCATGACGGTGTTAGACCAGATTAATGACAGATGGGGCAGGGGAACGCTACGGTCGGCCAGTGTGCCGACGAACCCTGACTGGGGGATGCGCCGGGAAAT